CTACCCGGTTATAGAGGTCTTATTCCTCACTCGCCGTTCGATTTCCACGATGACGAGTTTATTATTCTCTTTTTTGATTTCTGCGGAATTACCTCGCCGGATGATCCGTAGGATAAGTTCGATCACTTCCGGGGTGAAGGTTGCTTTTTCGGTTTCTCCCATAGACTCACCCTTTCTCGTCTGCACCGGCAATTTGGATGCGGGTCACTCGGAACGGAATTGATTTCGTAAATCTTACCGTCTCTGCCGTGGCAGACCGTACAGGTCTTTTCATCCTTTTCGGCAACCCATTTCACCCATTCCTCTTCATCATCAATGTATGCTTGCATTACCGCTTCGTCTGTCACACGGTCGGCATAGATCCGGCACATATAGGACATAGACCGCAGAGCCGCATCTATTTCTTTCGCCTTGGTGTCACTTGCGATAATGGCTTCAATCAGCCGAGCGCACTTTCTGTCCTCTTCGTGAGAGAACACATACTTGCTGACGGGATCGTAAGAGTTGAGAAGATTATCGACCCATTGCTCTTCGAGACTGCGGTACGCTCTCTTGCGTAAGTTATCGGCGTACACTCTATTCGCAAGTTTCAGAAATGACTTACGGACGATTACTCCGATTTCCCGGTAAAGCGTGTTGACCTCTTGCAGAACATTGAGTTCATCGAAAGAGATCAAACTTTTCAGACGAGAGTACCGTTCAATCAGTTGCTTGTCGATATAGGCAATAACCTTATCCGTGTACTCATAGTCCATTACTCTTCCTCCGCAGGACTACCGTCCTCCTCGGCGTTGCCTTTTGCCTTATCGGTCTCAATCTTGGAGAACTCTTCAAGTTCCTTTTGCGCTTCTGCTTTACGCTCTTCGGCGTATTCCTTGCTCTGCGTATAGGCGAGGTCGGGATCTACGAAGAGACCGCAATGCTCAAACGCCAACCGAGGATGAATTTTATCATTAGCAAGCAGGGTGGTAAGCACCTGCGCCTTGGCTTGAATGTTCTCGTAATTGCGGCGAGTGAAACGAATTTCGATAGAAGAGAGCCGAAGTTTCATATCCCGGTAGGTATTGATAATTTCAATAGCCATACGGAGAAATCTCTTTTCGGACATCTTGAACATGAGTTCGGTGTCCTTTGCTCTCGCTTCTGCATCACTCCAACCGTCACGCATGATGACCGCAGAGCCGGTATCACTTGTGGAACTGCCGCCGTTTCTATTCGGCATACCGACAATGACGAGAATTGTCTGATACATATAATCCACAAGAGTTTGGGTCTGTGTTTGATTGAGTTCCTGCGTAAGATAATAGGCATCTCCATCAACAGGAACTTTCAGACCGCCATTCTCTTTCAGAGCCTTATATTCGTCCGACTCAATGTCTACACCCTTCAAAATCAAGAGCGACTGAATGAACTGTTCCACACCGTCAAGCCGGTTAGAAGAAACATTATTCAGAGCATCGAGAAGCGGCAAGACAATCTCGAACGCACCGAGACGAGCAGAGTTCGCCGGATATTCGATAATCGGAATATCACCATAAATATGATCTTCGCTCTTGGTGAAAATGTCGGGCGAGGGAGAAATCTGCTCCAAATCGAGAACACCATCATAGGTGATCTCATAGTAATGATTCTTGGTATAGACCGAGTAAATAGTCGTACCGTCCTCACGAGTGACATAACGAACTCCCAACATAGGCTTGCTGCCGAGTCCACTATGATAGACAACGAAAGCGTTGCGAGGGTCGAGAGTGTAAATCTCGAAGGGAGCTTCGTCCTCTTCGCTGAGAGGGTCGGGAAGCACCATTCGGAACGCCGTACCGCAGATAGTAAACCAATCGGCAAGTTCTTTATCCTTCGCCGCCTTATCTTCCGCAAAGACAAACTCGTTAAGAGTATTGATTGCTTCGGAAAGAGCGGGATCATCACCATTACCACGGCTTACATATTGCACCGGCTCACCCATAAGATAGCCGACCTTGAAAGACACGATCTCATTTGCACGGTTTTCAACTACTTTATTGCAAATCTCTTCCCGGAACTCTTTTGTCCGTTTAAGAATAGGCTGATTACCCTTGTAGTAGTCGTAAAGGTACTGAATTTCCGTGCGATTCTTGTTATGAACTGCCATTGCACGGGCAAGGACAGTAAGGACATTCTCATCGTTGATTTCATCGAAATCCGTGAAAATGATTTGTCTGCCGTGTAAGTCCAAAATCAGCACCTCCCTTTTAACCTATTATTTCATACTCTATTATAGCACAATTCTCTAATGCTTGTCAATATAAAAATGCAAAATAAACCTTGGAGAATGTAACATTTTTTCAAAATGTTCGCTTGAACACCTCAGCACGAGCAGAAGGACGGCGCACCATATCTATCGCCATAGCAAGACTATCGGGAGCATCGTCATTTTTGTTCTTGGCGAACATTTTGTAAGAAAAGACATTCTGCATGAAAAGACTATATGCCTTACTTCTCTTGCCGGACTCTCGGAAAATCATCATTTCTCGAATGTCCGGGGCTTTATCGAAGATCCTCTGATACTTCGCCTTGTCGGAAGGGGCGGCTTTTGTGGTGAGGTTTATCTTACGACCCTTTTTCTTCAACTCTGCCTGTACGCCTTCGGCGTAGGCTTCGGTGGACTTGTTCGCTTCTATCTGCATTGCCGCTACATTGTGAGTGTCAACCGCCTGTGCAAGAAGCGGCTGCGTGATCTTCTTGTCTCCGTTGTCATACACGACATCGTGAACATAAATATCATCCCCGTATTGAAAGCAAACAGGAGAGGAAACGAAGTCGCCGCCGCCAAAGGCAGGGTCAACCGCCATAAAGATTCTGTCCGGCTCTCCCTCCGGGAGAACGCCGTTATAATAGCGAAACTCCGCAGGAGAGAAAAGCGCACCGTCACGCTCTATCGGCTCACCCATATACTGTGCGTTCCACGAAGCCATATCGTTGTTACGCTCAAATGAAGCCCGGCGCATACGGTAGTAGTCCGTGGAAAAACCCACATCGTAGTCATAATCAAATTGACTCTCGTCATTTTCGTCAAGTGCCGAAAGATTGATTATCTTATACCGCCTGTTCTTAAACCTCTCGTCATTTTCGAGCAGTTCCATACGCAGACCGGCAGGATCAATCATAGACCAACGAGTACCGCACCACAGGATCTTCGCCTTCTCCTTCGCACGGGGCAGGAGATTATTATCGACCTTGCTCCAAGCGGAGATCAGACGGTCTTTATTCAAGGCTTCCTCGATACCGCCGATAAGGTCATCGGAAATCTCGAAGCCGTTACAGTCGCAAGCACCGTTCAATGTTCCGTATAGGGAACGACAGGTAAGAGACGGGTATCTCTTCCTGCGGTCGATATTGATTGTCTCATCCTGCGAGTTTGTCTGCACGAGCTTCGCATTGGGGAATACATCGTGCCACAAGTAAGTCACCGGGTCATTGATAATCTCCAAGACACCATTGTAGAACGCCTTGGTAATCGTGTCCGAGTAGGCTGAGTACAGATTTGAGTTCTCGCTATTCCTGCCAATAAGCCAAGTGACGAAGAACATAAGAATAGTTGTCTTACCGACACGAGGGGGCATTGAGATAAATAGTTCGTCCAACTCGTCATCGGTAAGTTTCTGTAAGGCATCCACGATCCGTTTCAATACCTTCCTTCGGGGTTGATAGAAACGCTCACTTGGCTTTCGATTGATCTCTATGTATAGCAGATAAGGGTCGAAGAAATACGGCGCATCAAAGAGCAGCGTTTTCTTATAGAGTTCAAAGAAGCCCTCCACATTACTTCTCTTCTTAATCGCTTTGGTGACGAGCTTTCTTAACTCCTCATTTGTCGAGTGAGCGAGAGCAAAGTCCTCCGGCTCAATGTTTCGGCAGAGGGCAAACAGATCCTCGTAGGCGGTAATATCCAAAGGGGTCTTTTTTATTTTTGCAAAAATTTTATGAACTAACTTGTCGCTCATTCAAGTTACTCCTTTCTTGGTCTACCCGATTGTTTATTTTCCATCGTAAGAGCTTCCAAGGGTGAAACACCAAAAGTTCTAATTCGATATATTACGGTCGGGAAGGAGACTCCGTACAATTTGCACCATTCAACGCCGCTTTTTGTTTCTCCTTGGATAGTCCAAATATGTTTTGTTGCCTTTCGAGGAGTCGGGTTATAGTGTCGCTTGTTTTCAGACTGTATTTTATAATCTACCCACCGACAGTTAGCGGGTTCATAGTTTCCGTTTACATCTATCCTGTCAATCGTAAGATTGTCATTATATCCGTTCAATGTCGCCCACTCAATAAATGTTTGGACATCTAAACGCCATTCTTCACAAACCGAAACTCCCCGTGCGCCATAATTTCTATAATTCGGGTTTTGGGGGTGGTGACAGCGTGCGATCATATTGTTCCATATGGTGTATAATCTGTTACCCGTTAAACCGTGAGAAGTAGATGCTTCACTTTCGCACCTATGGAAAAAAGCGCACTCACGAGAGGAGCAAGATTTCTTCTTTTGATTGACGATAGACCACGGATCAGCTTTAACCATTCTGCCGCATTTGCATTGACAAGAAAACTTGCCGTTGTCGTAAGAAACAACTGTTAAATATCCCGATTGCAAACCTATATATTTGCTTGAATTGTATTTCATACTCTCCTCCTTGTGGCGAGGGACTACCCGTTATGAGTAGTCCCTGTTGACTGTTTACGCACACCCTCTTATGTGCGCCGATCTTTATTCTATTACGACCACCAACCGTCCCAATGGCGAACGGCTCTTTCGTGGCGTTTCTTTCTCCACTTTTTCATATCCTTCTTCGACTCATAGTGAGCAGAAGCAACGAGAGCGGCAGGAGCACAGAGCAACCAAAGCCACGCACCCTTCTTGGTGAACATTGGGTTTTCCTCTTTCTTCTTGTTCTTTGCCATTATAAAGCACCTCCGACAGATAAAATAGGCTCGTGAACGCCCTTGACCCAATTCATATCCTTGCCGTACTTATACATCCCCTCGTAGAAGGGGCGGTTATCCCGGACGCTTCTTACATTGGACTCACGGAAGGGTGTACCTTTGCGGGTGGTATAACCTGCGGCAGTTAAACCATCAGCGATGTCCCAAAGGGTACGACCTGCATTCAATCCCTCAAAGACTGCTTTAACGATAGGCACTTCGTCCTCATTGATGACAAGCTGACTGTTTTCCACCTTGTACCCATAAGGACTACGACCGCCGCTATAACCTCCGGCTTTCGCCTTGATTCTACGACCGCTGCTTGTTCTCATCGCAATGTTACGCCGTTCCTGCTCAGCCACGAAAAGCATGATAGAGCGATAGATACCGCTTAGACCGTTGTCATCATCAAACTGTTCGCAGACACTCAGGAGCTTGATGTTCTTCTTTTCGAGAGTATAGAGGTAGTAGAAGTAGAGCTTGATGTCTCTTGCCATACGGTCGGACTTTGCAACGATGACCGCTTCATAGGGAGGGTTGGTTACA